CAGGGGAAGGACCACCTGACTTTATGCCGAATCAAAGGGTGTTCCATTCAAAACAAGAGACTGAGTACGTTTGGGATACTCAGAGAGTCTTTAATAACTTATATGCTAAAGAGGAGTAAGAACTATGGCAATGCACAAAGGCAAAATGAAGAAAAAAGGAATGGCTCGTGGAGGAGCTACAATGAAGAAGAAAGGTATGGCTAAGGGTGGAGTTAAGATGCCTATGGTCAAGAAAGGTGGGAAGATGATTCCTGCATTTGCTGCAGACGGTAAAGGCAAAATGAACAAGGGTGGCATGACCAAGAAGAAGAAAACAGGTATGACTAAAGGTGGTGCTATGATGAAAAAGAAGGGTTATGCTAAAGGCGGCATGATGAAAAAGAAGAAGAAGTAATGGCTAAGTCAACTGTAAACAAGGCAGGAAACTACACCAAGCCTACTATGCGAAAGAACCTGTTTAGCCGTATCAAAGCAGGTTCTAAGGGCGGTAAACCGGGGCAGTGGAGTGCTAGAAAAGCACAGATGTTAGCCAAGCAGTACAAAGCTAAAGGTGGCGGTTATACGTAAAGACCCTAAATTTGGCACAGGCAAGAAGCCTAAAAATACAGGCAGAA